CGCTGTGAAGTCTACACCAGCCGCAAAGTTATCCGTAGTCGGAGTGCGGGTCTGGCGCAGGCCGGGATCAGTGCCGTTGAGAAATCCGCTCATTACGAAATCTCCAAGACCGAAAGCGTGCAGTCGATGTTGGTGTCGTCGCCCTTTATCTGGATGTAGTCGCCAGCCTCAAGTACGAGCTTGCCTTGGATGGGGTTGAAGCCATCGTTGGCCGGGATCGAGATGCCGGGGGCCAAGACCGTGGTGGTGGCGCCGCCACTGGCGACCTTCTGTAGCCAGAAGGTCTTGGCGTCGGTGGCGTGTACGTTCGCGGCGGTAAAGCCGATGACGATGCCGACCGTCAGGGCTGGTGCCGTGTAGATCGTGACGTATGAGGCGGTCGTAGCCTGCTGGACACTTTGGAATGCTTCAGCCATGTGACGCTCCTTAGCTCAAGGCGATGACAAGTCCGACGCTTGCGCCGGGGGTAATGGATGCGGCAGCAGCTTCAGCAGCAGATGCCGACGTAGCCGCCGCGCTTGCGCTGGCCGACGCAGCGGACGCAGAGGACGACGCAGCGGACGCAGAGGACGATGCAGCGGACGCAGAGGACGATGCAGCAGACGCGCTGTTTGATGCGTTGGTCGCGTAGGTAATGATCTCGGTTGTCGTCGGTCCAATAGACCAACCGTCGCCGCCAGAATTGACGACCAGCGAACCATTTGCGGTAAAGGATGTCGGCAAGGTGGGGTCAAAGTTGCCGGTATAGCCGTCAGGAAGCTGCGTCGTGCGACCAAGCGCCCGCTCTTGTTCCTGGGAAATCATCGTCAGGCGGTCAAGCGCCTGCTCGTGGCTTTCCGCTGGGAAAGGATCGTTCTCAACGTAATCCGTTTCCTGCGTCTGCGTGGTGGTGCGGTTGATGACCCACTTAACCGTCGCAGCAGGAGCCGTGGCAGCAGTGACTGTGCCTGTCGTGCCTTCGCCGCCCGTCACCGTGTAGTCAGTGCCATTGGTTTTGGTGGCTTCAGCCCCTGTCGCAATAGTGACCTCGATCACCTCAATTTCGGCGCTGGTGCCAGTGCCGAAAAATGCGTAACTCACGGGGAAGTCCGTGATGCTGCCGTCACCATTATAGCTGACTGTGTTGGTTGTGCTTGAAAGGGTCATTGTTTGGCGGCTCCTTGATTGCCACTATATCCTACTGCTGGACGCAATGCGTCAAAAAATTGGCCGATTACATCCTGCATCATTGGTTCTGCAATGGCGATGGCAGAAAGCCTGCCAAGATGCGCCGCCATTCCCATCTCACCTATTTTTTTTGCTGGAGTCGCAAGCCACTTAACAACGGACGGATTAGTCAACATCTTTGCGCCAACCCAAGGCGCAAGCAATGATCCAGAAACTGCCGTCGCGGCCCCAGTTACGTCACCGACCATCATTCCAGTGCTTGCGGTTCCAAGCGTCTGCCATATTAAAAGCTGACCAATCCCGCCAGCGGTTTGAGACACGTTTGCAACTCTATTAACCTCTTTTAACGCGCCGACAACATCAACGAACTTCATAAGTTCGCGCATTGTTTCTTCTTGCCCGGTTCCACCAAATAGCGCCTCAACTGCTTCTGGGCCAGCCTTTCTAATTTCACTCAGGCGCGTCATAAAGGTGGCGACGCTAAATTCTGCCGTTTGCCCAACTTGCCTGCCAGCGGTTTCTCGCCCAAGATCATAAAGAACAGAGGCGGCAACATCTCCCCATTCTTCTTTTGTAAAGTGCGAGCGAAGGCGCTCCAATGCCTTAACGCCTTCCGGCCCTTTAGATTTTGCAGAAGTAAGAAGGTATTCAAAAGCCGCCGTGTCGGCGTCATAGTCCATGATCTTTTTTAAGGTTTTGTCTGCGCCTTCTTTGAATGCAGCATACTCTTTGTCAAGTGCCGCCAATGCTCTGCTCGCGTCTGGACTGACATCTGACGCTGCGTTGGTCATGTCTTTCCGCATAGCGTCAGAAAGATCATCAACAAGCCTGTCGTAATCCCCCGTTGTCCCCGAAACTTTCTTTCGCTGAATTGCTAAAAGGTCAGTCCTGAAACGGCGAAATTGCTCAAAAGTAAGTTGGCCGTTTTCAGCCATGCTGGTAATTGCTTCATATTTTTTTATGAGGTCTTTCAACTGCCCTTTCGGCGCAGCAGCAGCAGGGAAGTCAGCTAATTCAGCCAGCCTTGGAGCGATGGCGTCTTTGACGTTATCCATGTTTGTTACAAGGGCATCCGCGCCAATATCGTGAAAAATGTTGTCGTATTGCGCAGAAAACCAAGTCCTTGCAGCATCTTTTGATTTCTTTGCGGCCTCTTTCATCGCCTCGCCAGCGGAAGTTCTGTCAAGGACGGTGCCGATCTTTGACGCTATCTTATCCAGTGCATCAGAAGTTTGGCCGACCACGCGCCTTGTTTGTTCCTCAATAATGTTTGCTGACGTTCCAGCAACCTCCAACCCCTTTTCAACCCTGGCTAAAAGAGTGCCTTCGCTAATTGCTGACGCCACCGGGTCTATGCCCAACTCTCTAAATTTCTGCGCCAGCGCCGCCGCCGCCCCTGTCGGGCCGCTTATGACTTTTTTCAAACCCTTGGCAATAAGTGGCCCTGCAACCTCACCGGTAGCAGCAGTTCCCATACGCACACCGCTTTCTAGCAGCTCGCCGCCGACGCCCTTTGGCGTCCTAACCCGTCTGCCAAAGATTTGAGTTGTTAGGTCAAATGCCCGCGCACCAAACTCTGTCCCAGCAGCAACGGCAAGCGGAACGGTAATGGCTTCTTCTGGCAAAAACGCCTGCGGCCCCATTTGTCCTGCGGCAAATGCCCCAAATCCAGCAGCAGTTCCAAAAAATGCCTCCGATGCAGTTCGCGCATAACCAGCGAAATCCCCTGCATCAAGGCCAATTGGATTATGCAACGTAAACTTTCCAGTTTCGGGATCGGTATAAATGAAATTATCTTCACCGTAAAAAGCAGCGTCAGGATAATAATTTTTCAGCGTTGCAAGTTTATCTTCCTGATTGTCAAGTTCGTCAACCACTGCCCTGACAGTCGCGGGGGAACCACGTTTCTTGTCAATAAGCCTATCAAATTTGTCCGTCTTTCTGAAATTCAAGAAAAACTCTTGAATAAACTCAGGTGATGCGCCCGGCTCAAAACCAAACGTGGCTCCGCCAAAATTGACTTTTATGCGAGGCTGCGCCTGCGCAGGTTGATCTTCTGGCGCTTTTTTAGACGTTGTTTGCGGCGTAAGTTCCATTATCCCGCTCGCCTTTATCTAGCTTTTTTCTTTTTGTCTGATTGTTCCGGCACAGGTTTTGGTGCAGTGTTGTCAGTTACTGATCCATCAGCGCCAACAGTAAATGTAACATCATTTGGCACGCTAGGGGCAGGCGCCGGGTTAACAACGACATTCCCTTCCGGCGTATTTAACTCAGCACTTGCCCCTGATTGCCTAACCCCATCAAAAACCATGTCATAACTTGTTTGCGGAATACCCAGTTCTATCAACCGATACCCTGTGTCTTTTTGGTATCCATCGACAAATGATTTTGAAATCTCCAGCGCCCTAGTGGTAAATGCCTGCGAAGCCTCATATGCTTCTTGGACAAGCACGTCAGAAACACCCTTGCCTTGCGTTGCGCTCTCGATTGCTGTGAGAAAACGAGTTGCAAGCGAAGTTGTGCTTTCGGCAAGTTTAATGTCGCTATCCCTGACAACAGCGCCATCATCAATAAGTTTTAAGTAACCTTGCAAAACACCGAGGGCGGCGGCTTTGTTGCCTTCCTGCGCGGACTTGTACAAAGTTTCGATGCTGCTGAGTTGCGTTCTGGTTCCGGTTGCCGCCTCGATGTAAGGCTTTACCTTCTTCCCGGCTCCTTGTGGCGTCAATAGCGTTCTTCCGCCATCTTGGAAATAATCTTTATTCGGGTCAATTTCTGTCGTGCCTGGAAGTTTGATGCCCATCACTGCCGCCGCAGCTTGCGGAGTCCGTTGATCTTGCGGAATGCCCAGCCCATTAAACTTATCCTGAACTTGCTGCGCGAACGACTTGTTTGGCGATATATCATGGCCAATAACAAAATTTGCAGCCTTTGATGGGTCTATGGGGACACCTTGGTCTTGCAAAGACTTGACGGCACCGGCTCGCGCCATCATTTCTCTTTGTAACTTTGTTTCTTCTGTTGCAAACGCAGAAATTTGCGTTTCGTACTGGTTTCTCTTTGATTCCGGCAAATATCTCGCAAGCAGTGGGTTATCTTCCAACATAGAGTTGGCCTCTTTCCACTTGCCGCGCCTGATAAGACCGCCGACAGTATTGTCCATAACCATTGCATAACCCTGCTCTCGCAAATTCTTTTCAGACGCAGCGTCCATGCCGTCAGAATATTTACTAACGATACCGTCGATCTGCCCAAAAGCTGCCTTAAAATTATTGGGGTTTTTTGTCAGATCGGCCACTAAAGGGGTGATCTCAGAAACGGCAGCATTGGCAATAAACTGACGTTGCTCGGTGTTTGATTTTGTAATCAACTGCTGCATATAAGCGCCTTGACGCTCGCGAAGATCGGCCTCCAATTTAGCCCTCTGATCGGCGCTTCCAGAAAACGCAGTCAGCTTTTTTTGCAGGCGCTTTTCTTGTTCCGCAGCATATGTGTCTAGCGACTGCGGATCACGAATATTCGCCGTATCAAGAAATGCTGTATATGCCTGCAATTCTTCGTTTTCGTATTGGCTTTTTATTTCAGTGGTTTTAATAAGGTCTTCCCTCGCCTGCACCCGCTGCGCCGCCTCACTCAGAACCCCACTAATAGCCATCCCGGCCTCGCCAATAGTTTTGAGCGGCGACTTGCCAACAATCGAAAGCGGAGCCATTTGCTGCCCCGTGGTGCCGGGGATGCTGCGCTGCTGCTGATACTTAGGGATAATAGCCATTTCTCACCTACAATAATGCAAGGCCGCTTTTCGCGCCCGTCAGCAATGTTTTCCCGGCGTCTGTATAAGATGCTTGTTTTGCAGCGCGACCCTCCATGCGGGCCAGTGTAGCACGTTGTTGCGCCGCTGTCGCACCCATTTGACCACCATACCGAATAGCCAGGGCGTCCAGTTCTGCTTCCTCTGCCGTCATGTCGAAAATGTCGCCCATGTCGAGCAATTCACCACCGGAAGCACCGGCCCCGGCGCGTTGCGTGCCTTTAAGCTGCGCCACTTGGCGGCGATGCGCTTTTTCCTCAAACTCAGCCTTTTGGCGTGCGGCAATGGCTTGATTTTGAGCGACTTGCGCGTTGTAGTTCGCCATCTGTTGCTGGGCTTTGCCCTGTTGGATTGTACCCAGCGCAGTTATTCCTGTCATTGCGCCCATGCCGACCGATGCGACGGTGGCAATAGTTGACGCCGCCGCCGTTCCCTCAGCGGCCAAGCCCATAGCTACGATTGCTTCCGGCCCTACACACATATCACACCTTCGTCGTATTAAGTTCCGGCATAATCGCCAGAACGGTTAATGGTAACGGCTGATCTTGCACCAACGTGATATATCCGTCCTTGTCCCAGCCTCGCGGAAATTCCACTTCTTTATCGCCTGTAAACAGGGCAGGAGCCTGATCCTGTTCGTCGGCGCTTGAGCGAAACGGAATGATGTCCAGCCGAGATGCGTCTGGCCCATGCTTGACGCCCAGCGTCTTATATAGCCTGTAATTGATGCGCGAGATACGCTTTTTCTTGCCCTGTGCTGTCCCGTCAGCAGCGCCAGCCTCGATCCGCATGGTTTGCACCGTGGAAGTATAAGAAAGCCCCACATGGGCCTTGGTGGCCGATCTGTCGAGCGTTATAGAACCGCTGGAAACGGTTTTGTCAGGATGCGTTGCGCCATCAGCCAAGATCGACACCGTTTCGCCTTCCAAGTGGTCAAGCCCCTGCAAAGTCTGCACAGCGCCGCCGTTATAGGTCAGCATACTATCAAGGAATGTCGCATTTGTCGTCGTAGTCTGGCCCTCGTCCAGGCCAGCCGTCATAAATTCAACGTATTGAACCGTCGCGCCATTTATGGTGCGCGAAACGATGCACCACAGATCATCCCTTGCGCCGTTCTCGCTTGGGATCACCGCAACGCTTTTCGCTTTGGCATCAGTGCCGCCGATGATATGACGGTGCCACCCGATAACGTCCTGCGCCCGCTCGTAAGTCATGCCTAGCAGCACGCCATCAGATCGAACCATCCAAACAACGCTGTCAGGCTCTTGCTGGTAAGCCATTTCGGTGACGCCGCCCTCAGTAATATGCTCTGCCAAAATCGCCAAATCAGGCGCAGTGTAGGCATCGCTTTCAAACTGATAAACATATTCACGCACCTTGCGGCTGGCACGCTGCAAGAATAGAACAGAGTTGCCGACCTGCGGCGGCGTGACTTGCGCCGAACCAAATGTCGTTTGGCGAACAACGCGAGTGTTAGTTGGCGACAGCGGGCTGTTATTGTCACCTTGCGAGACAATAAATTCGCCGCCAGCAGTGCCGACGCTGAGAACCTTCCCGGCACGCATCCAGCGAATTGTGTTCACCTGATCGGTTGCAATGGTATAGACAAACCCACTGTCATCCAGCACCGTGCCATCGGCCTCAGTCGGGGCGTGGTTTTCGTAATCAGCCGACACGCTAAAGAACATTGACTGCGGGCGGTCAGTCGTCGCGCCCCATACAAGCCTCTGCTCGAAGAACGTCACAACAGCAGGAAACCCGGTTGTGTCTGAAAACGAACCAAGCCGCCATCCACTGCTGGCTGTGGTTGTGGCAAGATTTGGGCCGTTGATTGTCGCCGTGACGCTGGTGGTCGATCCTACAGCCGTGATCTCCATCCAAGACCAGTTGTTCGCGCTGTCTTCAAATCGTATCAGCCGCCCAACATCCGTAGAAACAAAGCCAGCATCGCCATTGATGCCTGTAACTGCGCTTGCAGTTACGGTGATGCTGCCGGAAGTGCCGGAAGGCGTCAGAGTTGTGTCGGTGGCGTTAATGGCGTCATATGGGCCATCTTGAAAGTCGATTTCCGAAAGCGTCCAGTTGGCGTCGCCAAGCCTGGACAACTTGCGCGGCTCGTGGTTCTCATGGGCGATGTAAAGAACGTCTGCCGATTGCGTAATCACAAGCTGGAATATTTCGGCTTCCAGATAAGGCGTTGCGACCTCATACGCCGAACCAAGGTTGAACTCTGACGAAAATTCTTCCGCAAACGGCCCAGAGTTGATGCG